TATTACAGAACTAGAAAGGATAATTACGAATGGTTAAAACACTAACCGAACTAGGTCAAGCTTTAAACACTCTTTATCCTACAAGGTATTTAAAATTCAATCGTAAAGCAGATGATCAATTCATTGTTTACACAGATGAAGGACAAGAAGATTTTTTCGCTGATGATAAAATATATGTAGAAGTTATAACTGTAGATATTGATTTCTATTCAACTACAAAAGACATTCAAGCGGAACGTAGGATTAAAGAGTTATTAAGAAACAACAAATTAAATTACGATGTGTCAAATACAACTTATTTAAATAATGAGGATTTATATTTGATTACATTCACAGTCGATTTAGTCAACAAATACAATTAATGGAGGAATTAAATAATGACTAACAAAGTAAATTTTGGTATTAACAACGTGCATTATTCAGTAATTACAGAATTACCAGATGGAAAGTTTGAATATGGAACACCAGTACGAATTCCAGGCGCCGTATCTTTAACAGAAACAACAGCAGGAGATAACACTCGATTCTATGCTGACAACGGTGTGTATTACTCTGCGAGTTCTAACCAAGGTTACGAAATGACTTTAACATTCGCTAAAATCACAGAACAATTCCGTATTGATGTATTAGGTGAAACGTTAGTTAACGGTGGTTTATACGAGAATGGTAACGCTCGACAAAAATCATTCGCTTTGTTATTCGAAATTGATGGTGATGTACAAGAAGATAGATTCGTTTATTACAACTGTACAGCTACACGTCCTGGTACTTCGACAACAACTCGTACAGAAACAACTGAAGTTAATACGAATGAATTAAATATCACAGCTTCACCTCGTACTAGTGACCGAGCTATTCGATGGATTACAGGTCAAACAACGGATCAAGCAATTAAAGACGCATTCTACACTGCTGTAGTAGAACCTGTAACGATTCCTTAATAAAAAAATAAAAAAGATATGATAGGAGAATGAAAAAATGGAAAAGGTATTAACAATTGACGAACGCAAAGTAACGTTCAAAGCTGATGGAGCTACTCCACTACGATACCGTGCACAATTTAATCGCGATTATTTCGCAGATATTATTAGTATCACAAATGCTTTAAAGGATTTAAATACAGGTGACGTTGACTTATCAAAAGTTAACACTTCAGTTTTCTCTGATATTATTTATCTGTTAGCTAAAACATCAGATAAAGAAATTGGAGATATCTTCGATTGGTATGGCTCATTCGAGTCATTCCCTGTCTTCGAAGTATTCGGTGAGTTACAAGAACTGCTTTTATCTAACATGCAAACGACAGTTAAAAAAGCTAAAAAAAAATAGTAAATGACGGGGATACTCAAAAACCTTTAACGGTTAGTGAGTATCTTCTTTCTTGTAAAATAGCTAAATTATCTATTCAAGAATTGGAACTAATAACTATTGGTATGGCTTTAGACCATTGTGAAGAGTGGGCAGTAGCGCGTGATCCAGAATTAAGAGGTGAAAAAGAAGCTAGTCAAGAAGACATTCAACGCTTTAAAGGACGTTAAAAGGTAGGTGAAGAAATGGCACGTAGAATAGAAGGTATTTCGGTAGAATTTAATGCTGATGTCTCACCTTTAAATGAAGCACTAAGTAGTGTAGATAGTCAAACTAGAAACACTGCACGAGAATTAAGACAGATTGATAGGGCATTGCAATTCAATCCAGGTAACGTTGAATTAATAGCTCAACAACAGGAGATATTAGCTGAACAAGTAACAAATACAACTACGCGTTTAAATGTATTAAGACAAGCGCAAGCTGAAGTTCAAGCGCAATTTGACCGTGGAGATATAGACGCCGATCAATATCGCCGATTCAATCGAGAATTAATTGTAACTGAAAGCCAGTTAGAAAATTTACAAAACAGATTAGAAGAAAGTTTAAGTGTTAACATTGACGAAACTTCAATTAGACGGTTTAGACAATCATTAGAAGGACTAGGTGACGCCGCTCGAGATGTTGGACGTGAAATTGGTACAGCTTTAGGTGGGGCAGCAACAGCAGCAACAGCAGGCTTAGGTGCTTTAGCTGTAGGAACTCAAGAATTAAATGGCGACTTAGCACGTTTAAGAACTAATGCCGATGTTGCTGGAGTAGGTTTAGGTGAAGCTGAAGCGGCATTTCAAAGGTTATTCCAGGTAAGTGGCGAGGCTGATAGTTCGGTAGAAGCTGTATCTCAATTATTAGCAGCGGGTTTTCAAGGTGAACAACTGACTGGAGTTTTAGATGAAATTTCTGGTGCTGCAATTCGATTTTCCGATACACTAAACGTAGAAGGTTTATCAGATGGATTACAAGAAACTTTAGCATTAGGAGAAGCTAGTGGGCAGTTTGCTGAGTTATTAGATAGAAGTGGTGTGAGTTTAGATGCTTTCGAGCAAGGATTAGCAGGAGCTAGCACTGAATCAGGAAAACTACAATTTGTAATAGATACTTTAAATAACAGAGGTTTATCAGATACTGCAGAACGTTTTGCAGAATTAAATCCAGAAGTGCAAGCTAGTGCTGAAGCTAACGCAAATTTACAACTCGCATTAGCAAATTTAGGATTAATTTTAACACCATTAATAACAACCGTACAAGAGTTAGCTACTAGATTTATAGAATTCGCAACTGCTAATCCTGAATTAGTTACTGGATTCGCTTTAGTATCAGCTGCAATTACAGCGTTAGCAGGAGCATTTGCCTTGTTTTCTCCATTAGTTAGTTCTCTAGTTGGTTTATTCCCCGCATTAGTTACAGTTATAGGTAGTATATCGGCACCTATTGTAATTGCAGTATTAGCTATCGGTACTATTGTAGCCGCTTTAGTTGCAGCATATTCTCAATCTGAAACTTTTAGAGATGGTGTTGCTAATGTGTTCGGCGCTATTCGAGACTTTGTTGTAGAAGCATTCGGTAGAGTATCTGATTTTGTTACTGAACGCATTCAAGTTATCAAAGATTTTTGGGATGAAAACGGAACGCAAATCCAACAAGCTTTTGAAAATGTATTCAACGCAGTTCAAACGGTTATTCAGACAGTTTTCCCTGTTATTCAATCTATAATTGAAGGTGTTATTGATGCAATAAAAAACGTTATTGATGGTGGGTTAAACTTTGTATTAGGAATAATTAAAACATTTTCTAGTGTGTTAACTGGAGATTGGAGAGGAGCTTGGGAAGGCGTTAAACAAATTCTAAGTGGTGCAGTAGAAGCTTTGTTCGGATTAATTCAATTGAGTTTCGCAGGACGTATCATTAAAATAATTCAAAAGTTCGCTGGCGATGCAATTAACTTCATTACTAACTTAGGTAGTGGTTTAAGAGGTCAATTCGATAACATAGTAAGTAGTGCAACTAGTCGTTTCGAAGCTGTTAGAGATGCAATCCTGAAACCTATCGAACGAGCTAGAGATGGAGTTAAAGGAATCATTGATTCTATTAAAGGATTCTTTACAGGTTTAGATTTACGACTACCAGAAATAAAGTTACCAAGATTACCGAGAGTGCGAGTTAACGGTGAGTTCAGTTTAAATCCTCCACGAGTACCAAGTTTCGAGTTCTACGCTAAAGGTGGTATTATGACGCGTCCGACAGCGTTCGGAATTAATCCTAATACAGGTTCTACTATGGTTGGTGGAGAAGTACCTGGTACGAGTGAAGCTATTCTTCCGTTAAACGCTCAAACATTAGGAACAATAGGACGCGCTATTGCAGATCAAATGAGCGGAGGTAATAATACTCCTTCTACAATCGTTGTTCAATCAGTATTAGATGGGCGAGTTATTGCAGAAACAATTACACCGTTTGTATCACAGAATCAACAATCATCAACAAATTTACGAGCTATGTCGAGAGGAGTTAACCTATGATAATTGAATTATTAAACGGCACTCGTTTTGACATTGCCAATTATAATTTAAAACGTTTATTTCACTATATACCTTCAGCGAATATTGAACATAATTCAGTTGCTGTTGATGGTAGAAGTGACGTCATTATTAATTCAAAGATTAATAGTCGTGTAATAACAGTAGATTTTGTTTATCTATCACAAGATATATTCGATTACTATTTATTACGTGATGAAGTTAATGCTTTGTTTTTAAGAGAAGAATCTTATTACATTATTTTTAAAAATGAACCACACAAAAGATGGTTAGTAAGAGTAGCTAATCAGTACAACTTACAACCTAACCAACGTCTCGAATCGTTCACTATAGAATTTATAACTTTAAATTCTTATGCCGAATCTATCGCAACTACTCAAACTTTAAAAGAATGGGACATTGATTCGTGGGCTTGGAACGGTGATATCGATTGGGATTCAGATTTACAATACACGTTTAATACAAATGAATTTAAGGTCAATAATTTGGGTAATACGAAAATTGATCCTAGACAAAATTTTTTAGAAATAAAAGCTCGCGGTGATTTCCCTATAATATTCCAAATAATAAACAATACTAATAATACCGTCTTTGATGTTTCTAGAACTATTGGTAATGGAGATGAATTAGTATTAAGTGGAATAAGAAGTTTGTTGAACGGGAATTCTGTTTTCGGTTCAAGTAACAAAAGGCTTATAACATTAGAACCTGGTGAAAATAGTTTTACTGTTTTAGGTGGAAATATTGAAAGTATTTCATTCGACTTTAGATTTCTATACAAATAAGGAGGTATATAATGCCACAACTTTACAATGTTGAATCCCCTATAAGCAGGGAACAAAGAAATAATATTAACGCTACTTTTCAGGATATTCAATCAAGATTTTCTAATTTGGTTTATCAAATATCAATCTTAACTGGTGGCGCTGATTTACAGGAAATAATTCAACGTATCGAAGATACAATAACAAGCGCGAATAACACTACAGCTAATACGCAGCAAGTTTTAGATGACATTACAATAGCTTTGAATCAATTACAAACAACTATCAATCAAAGCGAGACAGCTACAAATAACGCTAATCAAGCTATTACTAATTTACAAACAGAATTAACTTCATTACAAAATGAAATAAATCAGTTAGGTAATGCGAGAACTTACGACAATTCTACGACCTACGAACGAAATAACGTTGTAGAATATAACGGTTCTTCTTACATGGCTATACAAAGAACAGTAGGTAATACTCCTCCGACGCTACCTTTAGCGAGAAATGATTATTGGCAACTTTTAGCTCAACGTGGTATTGATGGAACTGGTTCTGTATCTAGTGTAAATAGTTTTTCACCAGATATAAACGGTAACGTTGAATTAGATGTACCGACTTTAAATCAATTTAACGAATTACAACTAAAAACTAATAATGTTTTCGATAATTTTGTAAACGTAAAAGATTTCGGTGCTATTGGTGACGGTGTTGTTGATGATAGCGATGCTATTCAAAACGCGTTGAATGCATCTAGTGTAGTATTCATTCCAGTTGGAAATTACTTATTAGATAAAACATTGTTGTTGAATTCGGAAAACAAGATTTTCGGCGTTAGTGGCCAAACAAGATTATTCATAGGCCCAAACTTTGATAATACAAACGGTATATTACAAAACTCTGGTGTCAACGGTGATGTCGATGTTTATTATGATAAAGATTTAGTTTTAAAAGACTTAATACTTGATGGTTCTAACGTTGTTGGCCGTGAAGGTAACTTTGTTTTATTCGCTAAAGCAAAAAATGTTTTAGTAGAAAATGTTACAGTTATGAATACTACTCAAATAGGAATGGCTGTCCCTGGGTGTTCAGATGTTTATGTTAAAGGTTGTACATTCACTAACATCGGTAGACCATTAGGTAGCTTAGTCTCTGCACCCGCTTTTTGGGCTGACACATATGGAGATGGTTCTCGCCCTGTGAATGTTAATGTAGATGATTGTACTTTTATTAATAACACTTGGTCAGGATGTTATTTCATGCCAACAAGAGGTATTGTTTCGAATAGTCGATTCGTTAACTGTGGAGAAAGTTCTATTTTCTCTAACGATAGAGCTAACAGTGTAACTTACATTAATAACTATATTTTTGGTGCTAGAAAATCGAATATTAGTGCATCTGGTATAGAAACAGAAGGAACAGACGTTATTATAAAAGGAAATAAAATATACAATTGCGGAGATTCTGGAATTTCTATAACAAACGCGCGTAGAGTTGTTGTGTCAGATAACATTATCAAAAATAATGGTGTTGATAACACTATTAATAATGGAGCCGCAGGAATTTCGTTATATACATTATTACAAGATTCAAATACGTCAACTAATATCGTAATAAGCAACAATATAATTACGGATGATAGAGAACAATCGTCAAAAACGCAAATGTACGGTATTCAAACAGTAGGAAACGGTTATGGATTCACTAATGTTAGCATTAGCGACAATATCTTAATCGGAAACGGTACAAGTGCAGTTAGATTCGAACCTGGTAAATCTGGACAAAACTTTATTACTAAAAATAACGTTGGCCATAATTCTCAAGGTCCTTATATAAATGTTTTTCAAACTCCAGAAAGTACAGGAAATACAACTATTACTGGTATCGGTTTTAAACCTTCAATGGTTGAATTCTTTTCTGTAGAAAACAACGCTTCACAAAGTAGATATTTCCAATCTAAATGCACAAGCGGTTTTAGTGTATCTACTTCTACAGCAACGGACGGAACAGGTAGCGCGGCGTTAATAGGTTCTTCAGCTGTTGCAATAATTAATGGTGCGCAAAGTATTTTAACTGGAGCCGATTTTGTTTCTTTTACTGAGGATGGTTTCATTTTAAACTTTACTTCTTTAGGGTCTAGACCGTACATTAATTACATTGCTTATCCTTAAAGAAAGGACTACAAAAAATGTTAATAGTTAACAATGGTGTAACGATTGAACCTATATTAGAATCGAATTACGAAAAGTATGAAGAAATAAATGGAACTTCATTGCAAATAACTTTCGATTCTTATAAGTTTGATAGCAATCCGAATCATGATTTAATTGATTTTAACGTAACGATACAGGATGAAGATGGACACGAATACAAAGTAAAACAATTAACGAATGGAATTAATTCTAAAAGCGTTGTAGCAACTCACATTTTTTATGAATTAATAGGTTTTAGGAAATACGGTCAATTCGTTGGTTCTCATACTTTTGAACAATTCGCGAATTGGTTGTTTCAAGGCAGCGATTGGACTTTTATTAATAATGGAATTGCTGATACCTTAAATTTCAATACATTCGGTAACGATAACTTCATTCAATTATTACAAAGGTTGATAAATAGATTCGATTGTGAAATGAAAATACTCCCGAATAGAGTTATTTATTTCGAGAGAAGAATTGGTGCTAATAATGATAAACAATATCGTTATAAAAATAACATTAAGACCATTTCTCAAAGTATTGATACAAGCAATGTAAGAACTAGAATTAGGGCTAATGGAGCTGAAGGGGTAAGCGCTGTTTATACTTCTCCATTAGCGTCTAACCCTTTGTTTGGAATCTTAGAAGCCGAACCGTTTGAAGATAGTTCTGTAACTAACCAAAGTGAACTTTTAGAATTAGCTAAATCATCATTAAACGACAATCCATCAATAAACATTGAAGTATCTGTATTAGATACTGATGGCGAAGTTGGAGATTACGTTTGGATAATACATGAAGATTTAGGGCTAGAATACCAAACAAGGATATTAAGCAAGACTACGAGAAGAGATTATGAAGAAAGTATTGTAGAAATCGGTAACGTAACGAGAAACACGATTGAAGATGCTATAATTAATCAAAAAGAAGAAGTAAAACAAAACAAAGAAGAAGCGGAACAAGCAATTAATGAATTAGAAGAGAAAACTGAAGAAGATTTAGCAGTAATAACTGATGGTTTAACAGAGATTAGATTAGATGTTAGAAATACTGAAAATACTTTACGCTCTGAAATAGTTCAAACAGCTACTTCAATACGTTTACAAGTAGAAGAGGTTGATAGAAGTGTTGCTTCTTTAGAAATTACAGCAGACAGAATACAATCAAATGTAACAAATTTGGAAAACAATACTAATTCTTCCATCACTCAATTATCAAATAACATTAATTTAAAAGTAGATGTAGGTGGTACTATCTCAGACATTAACTTATCTCAAGGTTCTGCTACTATTAATGCTGATAGAATTAACTTAAACGGCGCTGTAGTAGTTAATGGAAATATAAGTGGTGCAACAGATATTAATGTTAACCGAAATGTTTCTATTGGTAATGCGTTGTATTTCGGTGGTTCTCTAGGTTCTGTAGATTTCATTGAAATATCAGGTGGAGATATGACTTTTAACAGTTTCGGAGATTTTATGTTTAGCGGCGGTAGAATGTATTTAAACGGATTAAGAGTATTAACAGAAGCAGATTTACCATAAAAGGAGGAATAGAAAATGGAATATCAAGTAACTTTACACAATGGACAAGGTTTTAATATCACAGTAGCATCTGAAACAGCTATTGATGCACTAACTATCCAATTAAATGATCGTAATACATCTTTTGTTAACTTAGGAGGTTGTGTAGTTCATAAAAATACAGTAGCTACTATCCTTCCAATTAAGGAACAAGAGTGATATGGAAATTAACGCGCTTACAGCAGTTGTAGGAGGTCTCGGAACACTGATAGGTATTCTTATTAATGTAAGGCGATTCTCTAACGACAGAGACAATACGCTGCGTTCTAGCGCATCTGAGCAAG